ATTGGCACGTTCGGATGCTGCGTGTTCGTGGAAAGCGTCGCCTTCCTCGGCTCCGGCCGCAATGAAGCGCCAGGCATCTACCTCGGCGCAAATGCGACTGCTCAAAAAATAAGCACGCAGGAGATCGACCAGATTCTGCTCGGCTACACCGAAGTGCAGCTGGCTGGCGTCAAACTGGAAGCACGCAACGATAAGGCCCACCAGCATCTGTACGTCCACCTGCCCGACCGCACGCTGGTGTTCGATGCTGCGGCCACTGGAGAACTGAGCCAACCCGTCTGGTTCACGCTGACCACCAGCCAGGCTGGATTCAGTCAGTATCGCGCAAGGAATCTGGTCTGGGCCTACGACAAGTGGCTGATCGGTGACCCGCAGTCCAACGCCATTGGCTACCTGGTGGACAACATCAGCAGCCATTGGGGCCAGATAGTGCGCTGGGAGTTCGGCACGCTGATCGTCTACAACGAGAGCAACGGCGCGATCTTCAACGAGCTGGAGCTGGTCAGTTTGACCGGCAGCGTGGCGATTGGCGTCGATCCAATGATTTCGACCAGCTACAGCGTGGACGGCAAGGCTTGGAGCCAAGACCGCAGCATCCGTGCAGGCACGACCGGAAGCCGCAAGCGCCTCGCCTGGTTCCAGCAGGGCCACATGCGCAACTGGCGTATCCAGCGTTTCCGTGGCGACAGCCAGGCGCACCTGTCATTCATTCGTCTTGAGGCTCAGATCGAGCCATTGGCCTACTAATGGCAACGCAGAAGCTCAACCTCACCCGCGACCAGCTCGCCTCGTTCCTACAGAACTTCGAGCAGGTCAAGCAGTTCGAGCGTCTGTTTGCCTTGGCAGATCAGATCGCGCCATCACCTGACACGCCTGGTATTGAGGTGCTGGCTGGCAACAGCCAGGCCACAGCGAACGAGGCACTGGCTCAGATTGTGAGCCTGGCCAGAGATGTGGCAATCAACGCAGGCAACGCAGACCAGAAAGCCGTGCAGGCACTGGACACGCTCGGCCGAATTGCCAACGCTCTGGAGATGCTGGCCACCGCGCCAGTAATCCAGAACAACAACTCGGTCGTGACGGACTACATCGACCTGCCAGAGATCGGCCCTCATGTGTCGCAGGCTCGACGTGTGCAATGGAATCAGGACGATGGAACGATGGATGTTGGCCTGTACGGCGGCAGCGTGCTGCAGGTTGGCCAGGAGCTGATGTACTACGCCAAGAACACCAGTGGCTCACTGATCGCCAACGGCACGCCTGTAATGTTCACTGGCACCGTTGGCTCATCCGGCAAGCTGACATTTGGCCTTGCCATCGCTGACGGCTCGGTGCTGGCCGACTACATGATGGGCGTGGCCACCCAAGACATCGCAAACAACGCATTTGGCTATGTGACCAGCTTCGGCCTTGTGCGTGGATTCAACACAACCGGCGCACCGTATGGTGAGGTCTGGGCTGATGGCGATCTGCTGTATTTCGACCCGGCAACACCTGGGACGTGGACAAACGTTGCCCCGCAGGCCCCGAACATCGACGTGCCTGTGGCCGTGGTGGTCAACGCTGGCAGCGGCGGCTCTGGCTCGATCTTTGTGCGAATGACTGTGGCCGAGTCGCTGGCAAGGCTTCAGGACGTCTACATCAACGGCACCGGAACCCCAAACGACTTTGATGTGCTGCTCTACGACGCCACGCAGTCCCGCTGGGAAAACAAACCCGCATCTGCTGTGCAGGTGCTTGAATGGATGAGCATGTAATGGCCTTTCAGAACATCACCCCAACAAAGCTCGGTCAGGCCGCCATCACAACTGGCGTGACCACGCTCTACACCGTCCCGGCCAGCACGCGCACGCTACTCAAGGAGTTCAGCATCGCAAACACCACAGGCGCAGCCATCAACGTGCGCGTGTTTCTTGTGCCGTCGGCTGGCGCTGCTGGCACTGGTAACGCTTTCCTGTACGACGTGTCCGTCCCGGCAAACAACGCCCTGCAGTACAACGGCGTGCAAGTCATGAACGCAGGCGAAACCATCCAGGTGCAGGCAGCGTCCGCAGGCCTGACAATCACAGCAAGCGGCGCAGAGGCCGTCTAAGGAGAAACCATGGCAGTCACAGCAAAACCCCTCATTGGCTCCAAGCAGATGGAGGCGGCGCAGACCACGCAATACACCGCCACCAACTGCACGGCCATCATCGACAAATTCACCGCCACCAACACCAGCGCCAGCAACGCTGTGATTAGCGTGCACCTGGTGAGCAGCGGCGGAAGCGCAGGCGCGACCAATTTGATCGTGGACAGCCGCGCCATTGCGCCTGATGAGACCTATACCTTCCCAGAGCTGGTTGGCCAAGTGCTGGCCAATGGCGGCTTCATCTCGACCACCGGCACGGCCACTGCCCTGACCATTCGCGCCTCTGGCCGTGAAATCACTTAAGGAGACCACAATGGAAATGCCAAAGATCATGATGGCTGGCTTCACCGGCCTGCCTGAATCCATGCCGTTCATCACAGCGGCCGAGAACAAGAAGAACACCCAAGTGGTGATCGACGACTGGATGCTCGGCCCTGAGAAGCCATCCAACGAGCCAAGCGCAAACAAGACCTACTGGATGGCGCTCGGCAAAGCCATGCAGGTTGACGAGAAAGAGGCCCGTCGTCGTCGCTGCTCGAACTGCGAGTACTTCGAGGCGACACCACTGATACAAGCAAAAATGGATCGCATCCCATGGAACCAGTGGGATGTGAACGCTGGCTATCGAGGTTATTGCCACAAGTTCGACTTCATTTGCCATGACATGCGCTCATGCCAAGCCTGGGAAGAAAAAGAATACGAAGACGATTAAATGGTGCCGCCAGGATGAAGTCTTCGCTTTGCTTCAAGGTACGCTGCATGAGCAAGCTCAGGCGTGTCGAACAGCCCAAGATAGGTGTCTTTGCCTCCTGGATAGCTGATTCGTGCCTGCCAGCGTTTGCCTATTCTTCCAACGCCAAGAAATCCAGATTTGTTGTCCAATCTCGCCTTGCGTTGATTTTGCTGATTCATGCTTGCCGACACCTTTCTAAGGTTTGCAAGACGATTGTCAGATCGGCATCCATTGATGTGATCGATTTGCTCGTCAGGCCATTCGCCATGGACGTACAACCACGCCAGCCGATGATTCAGATGGGGTCTGCCATCAATCTTGGTTTGCAGATATCCATACCTGTCAGCACTTCCGGCAGTAGTTCCAACACGCGCAGTACCCCTCGAAACAAGCCACTGGAAAATACCAGTCTCTTGGTCGTAGCAAAGAAGTTCGCGCAGTCGGTCTTGTGTGATCATGTCGCACCTCATCAGAGTGGAAAGCCATCGGAAGATGCAGCAAGCGGTGATGAGTCGCCTGTCCCCCGTCGGGTAAGCTGCCAGACCATTTTACGGCAGGCGTTTGCAAAAGCAAGCATTTGTGGGAAAATCAAGCCGCTGAGTAAAGTGCACCCGGCGGCATCCAATGAAAAATTGAGGTGTTTATATGGGATTGCTTAGTACACTCGGAGGCATCGCAGGTTCTGTCTTTGGCGGGCCTATCGGTGGGACTATTGGCTCCGCGCTTGGTGGCGCAATTGAAGGCCGGGAGACTGCGCAAGAAGCATCCGGCATTCAGGCTGGTGCTGCACAGGCTGGCATTGAAGAACAGCGTCGTCAGTTCGACGAAATCACAAAACTGCTTTCCCCTTACCGTGAAGCTGGTGTCGGCGCCATTGGCCAGCAGCAGGCATTGCTTGGCATTGCTGGCGGCCCCGCACAGCAACAGGCCATTTCCGCACTTGAGGCATCCCCGCAATTCCAAGCGCTCGTGCAGCAAGGCGAAGAGGCTTTGCTTCAGCGCGCCTCAGCCACTGGAGGCCTGCGCGGTGGAAATATTCAGGCCGCACTTGCCCAGTTTCGGCCACAACTGCTATCAAAGCTCATCAGCGAACAGTATGAGCGTCTTGGAGGCCTGACAAATATTGGCCAAGCATCTGCCGCACGTCAGGCAGCATTTGGACAAGCCACAGGCGCGAACATCTCCACGCTGCTCGGACAGCAAGGCGCTGCTCAGGCTGGTGGGGCGCTTGCAGAAAATCAACTCACAGGTGGAATTTCCAAGGCATTCGGTGCGATTCAAGGCGCTGGTGGTTTTGGCAAGGTATTCCCTGGCATCTTTGGCGGAGGTCAACAGATGGCTGGCGTTGGACAAATCAATC